CCTTTATATTGTCTGACAGGTCGCCCAGCATAATTAGGATTCCTGGCGAGAAGCTTCTTCCAGAATGTACCTTGTACGCTTGTCCGGTTTGCCACATATGGGTCAATGCCAATATCGGTGTCAGGCTCATCAACCATATCAACTTTAATACGAGCCTTGGTGGTGGATGAATCTTTAATCTCAGTGGCAAGGTAAGTTGTATTGCTCAAATATGGGCGTGGCCCTGGAAACGGGATTGCGGTATCTATCGAGGTGAATTGATATGTCTTCGTTGATTTAGCAAAATTTGTTTTATCGTGACACGTTGGGTATGTGTTGTAACATTCGTTACCACTTGTCCCTGTTGCCGTACATGCGCCTGCGCCATAGGTCAGCGAACAAGTGTCAAGGTCAATCTCAACCAACGTGCATGGTGTGCGACTTATGCTTGCCAGTTGGCTTGCATAACTCATTCCGCTACACCCTCAAACTTTAACTTCAGGTTGTCAGCATTACTTGTGTTCTTTTGTGGAATTGCCAGTTTGAAGTTGTCAGGGAACTTTACAAAATAGATATCTGTATCAAGTTCCGACAGGTTAGGCACCCAGAAGAACGGTTTTAATAGTTTGCCGTGGTCGTCCCAGAAGGTTTTAAAATCACCATCAAGAAAAGAGAATGGTGGATAATCAAAACTGACACTAAAAGTAAGCGGGTTGTAATTCAAGGTGGACCCTAAAATGCTCCCAGCCTTTGTCCGTTTGGTAGATGCGATTATGCTCTCAACCTTTGGGGTGAAAGGGGCATCTGGATAAACAGGGATCTCAACTTCTTCACCAAGTATTACAACGCCAATTCTGGCCGCTACTGCTGCTGTAACAATCTTTACACGCCAATACCTTTCAGAAACAGAAGTGAAACTTTTAAATATTGCCGTGTCTGCTGTTGGTGCAAATCCTGCTATCGCTTCCGTTGGTGATGTAAACCCTGAATTATCATCATGCTCAAGTGATACCGTGGCAGATGCTGTACTGAAATTGTGTGAGATAATCGCTAACGAGTCAACATCAACAGCAGCATCGCAGTCCATTGTAATGTACTTCGTCCCACTTGATGCCGCTGTCCAGTATGTGTAAGTGCGAAGGTCATAGATATTGTCAACACTGTAATCGGTTGCCGTATCAGTAGCTGTCACACCTGAAGCAAGGATGTTGTCGTATAATATTTTAGGTAATGACATTAGTATCCGTCCTCCCTGGCTTTGTCTATGGCACTGAGAAGATCCCTGGCAATAACGTCTTTGTCACCATAGGCGTTTACAATGGTGATATGATAAGAAACAGATGGTTGCTGTTCTCCGTAATCTTCTATATTATTTGTATCTGTAACGGGTGTTGGTAAATCTGGTTGCGAGGCTGACCCAACATACGGTACTGACGACGAAGCACCATCATTAAAAGACGATGATGCAAGTTGTGAGAGATACACTGCCCCAGTGGCAGCATGAAGACCTGCCATGATTAAATTATATGGATATATGTAGCTGTTAAATGTGTCTTGCACACCGGCTATCAGGTTCATTCCTGCTTGGCGGAGACGGAAGACTTTTTGGATATTAAACAGTGTCTCGTTCGTTGCCTCAAATTGATTAACCATCCAAGCAGCGTCATTTGCTATTATTTGCGCCTTTTCCATGTTTGACGCATTGGTAAACTTCTGTTTCTTCTTCTCAGCCGTAGTCATTGTATTTAAAAAGGCCTCTTGCTTCCATTTCTCAAGGTTAACAGACATCTGCGCGAACTCTACTTCTGATATATAATCTGAGTTCCGTTGTTCTTGAATGAACTCAGATTTTCGGAAATAATTCTCCCAAATCATTTCCTTCTCTGTCATCAGAAACTCTTCGATAGAAATGAGCTTATCTTGTCGATATTCTTCTTCTTCCGCTTTCAGTTCTTCCTTCCGCTCCCTCTCTTCCTGCACCTTTTCCCATAAGACCTGATCTCTTTCGGCTTCGGCTTCCATGAGGGAGATTAAGGATTCCTCGTACCTTTCAACAGCTGCCTGCTCTTCCTCCCATCGGCGCTCCATTTGACTTGGATTTAGCTCAACGCCGCGCTTTAAACCAACAGAATCTTTCCCAAATTTACCGGAAACAGGACTGATAGTTGGCACTTTTAGTTCAGGGGGTCCAGGAGGAGTGGCAGGCCGTAACCACAAGGAATTCTGTATTGTTTCACGAATTTCTTTGGCTTTTCTCTCGTAATATGTCAGAGGATCTTCACCAAGGAGGAGGCTGGCAATCCAACCGCCAGGGGAAGCGTTGTTCTGTCTCCAGTGCCTTATCTGTTCTTCTGCGACATTAAGCTGCTGATCAAGGGAATCACCTTTGCCGAACAACTCAAACTTAGTCATGCTGTCGAGTGCACCACCTTCGGCCAGAGGCGCATTACCTATACTTAGAATGTAATTATATGCTTCTGCAAAATTTCCCATAACCCATCTTGTGCCAGGGCCACCGAAAACCTGATCAACCGTTTTTGCTGTATTTGACGCGAGGTTCCATGAATTACTAATAAAATCTTTGAGGGTGTGACCAGCTTGGGTCAAATTTCCATCCATATCAACAAACGTATCGTTGATATTTTTAGCAAGCTGCAACAAGTCCTCAAACGCTGGCTCAAGGCCTGCCCTCAGTACTCTTTTCCGGGTAGTGTCGAGTGTGGACCCAATAGTGGTCCAGGTGTTGTCAAGATCGCCAGAGGCAGCACTGAACCCCTCAAGGTAGGGGAGCATGTCAGCAATGGTCTTCTCCCCGGTTTGTAGCTGTCTGGTGAATTCTTTAGCGTTCAGGCCTGCCCTTTCGAGTAACCCGAGCAGGACGGACCCTGGCTTCTTTACACCTTCCATGACAGCGCGGATTTCCTGAATAAACTGCATATCCTGGTTTTGTTGACCGGCTGTAAGGGTCTGGATGGCATTGGACAATGCGACAAGGGAGTCACGTTGTTTTTCCGAATTAGTATCAATCTGCACACCATAGGTAATCATGGTGCGTGTCATATCGACAATATTACGACCCGACGCGGCTGACCTTGCGTCAATAATCTCAAGGTCTTTTACCATTTTAGCCGAGTACTCGGATGCCTCTATCCATGCCCCGGCGACATCCCCCTCTTCAGCTTTTTTGGAAAAGTTGGTCATTACCGAGGCCATTTGGATCGTGGCCATACGGTAAGTTTCTATAGCCTTTAAACCATCGGTGAACTGAGATGTAACTGCGGAGATAGCGGCATAGACACCTGTGATGGCAGCTGTGGCCACAGCAAAAGCAGGGCCGGCAGACAGTATTTTGCCTGTCATTTGCGTAAATGACCTGTCAAAATTCTGCGTGTTTTCCGTTGCAGAGGTGAAAGCGGGTTTCGTTTGGTCCTGAGCCCGTATGCTAAATCTTATATCATCAGCCATTTTTGTTTTCTATCTGCTCTCTCTGATATTTGATTCGCTCTGATTTCATCATCTTGACCGCAGCCCTGAACCACTGAGGCTGATCAAGTATTGTCCCTTCAAACGGGAGATGGAGAATATCCGTGTCCTTGTTCGTCACCTCGTTGACAAGTGAAATGATGCCCCATGTCTTTTGGGTGATGACGCTCTGTGGGCACTCAAAAAACTTTATCTTGGCAATCTTTTTTACAGCTTTAAGGTGAGAGGAAACGGTCAGCCATTCTTGTCGCTCGATTAAGATAGTATTTTTATATTTTTTTTTGTTTCGACAGTTTCGACTCTTGCGAATCCTCTCATCACATTTTGAACAATTGTACTCTTTCTCCATTTCACCGGGATTCAACCTCAGACTGAAGGCGATCCCGGCAAGAAGTTTTTTCTTTCTGCTTCCATCAACTTACTTGTGGACATGACGGCAACACGAACCCATGCTTGGAGTTCTGCTGGTGCTATTTCGCAAAATTTCTTAAAATCAAGATCACCTTCGTAACCTTCTGCCTCTAGGCCTTTGGCAAATATAAACTTGTCTTCAACTAGTTCCAGCTCAAGCTTGTTTTTCTTTCCTGGAACTTCATTTGCAGCAAAATCGCTGTAAATAATAGAAAGGCCTTCTTGGAATCTTTCCATTTCTAAATACGAAATATCTTTAAGCCCTATAACAATCTGCTCATCTTTGGGGAGCATTCTGTTGTTTAGAAAGGGCGGCAGGCACTCATAAACATGATCTCTTGGGTAAACTTTCATTATTTCTTCCTTATGGTGGCTGAATCCCCCTACTCACTCCAACCACCAGGGAGGAGTTTTCGGGGAAATTGGTTAATAAGCGGCGTCCTGATCGACCACAAATATTGATATCGGATACTCTGCGGTGCTATCGTAAAGCGTTGAGCATGTAAACGGGATTGACGGGGTTACACCATCACTATTCCTGGTTGGTGTCTCAGCTTTTACGAGAACAGCGGCAACATCAATGAACGCCCTGTAATACTCAGATGCGGCTCCAGCCAATGTTGACGAAGTTATTTCAAACCCAAGGGCGTTTGTTCGGACACCAGTAAATAAGGTTTTGAACTCATCTGCTGAAGAAAAGCCTGTTGCCGGATCTTCGTAATCCATAGGCATAGATATTTCTGCCATAAATTGCGCCGTCCTGCTGGTCTGGCTCGGACCCTTCACGCCATTCATCACAACCTTGTCATCAAGACCGTTAGTAATGGTGATGGTCACAGAATCAGGAGTAAAGGAATCCATTGTCCCTTCTTCAATATCGGTGAAGTTCGGGGTTGTTCCTGTACGTGAAATTCCAGTTGATGCCCAGCAAGTCACATCTGAGGAACAGAAAGGGTCAACGGAAGGCAATGTGCCGATTGCGGTAAGGGCCTGGTCTGGGGTGCCGACATACTCACCAGGGCCAACAATCTCGAATGATAATTTGATATCGTCAGTTCCGGAGATAGTAATTGTGCATGACTTGACTCGACCACCACCAAAAACCTGTTGCTTAGTGGTTCCGTCTTCATCAGTATGCGAACATATCGCAATAGCTTTATCGGCAAGTGGTTCTGCTCCTGACCCGTAAGGGCTGGCTATTGGGTAAATATTGCCAGCATACCCCGATGTATCAACAACTGAGCGAGTTCCTTCACCACCAAACAGATGCTTAAATAAAAGGCCGATAGCTGGAGAGTCTGGATACCATGCACACTCCAAAGTATAGGACCATTGACTTGATTTTCTGACAGAGGTTATATCTCCAAGGGCTGTATCGTTGCCTCTGAACTCTTTCCTTGGTTCGTCGGTAGGCGTGAAGGTTGGTTGTAATGCCCCCGTTATCGGCAATGTCAGATATGTAGGAGATCCGGGGGCTGTGCCTCTTGTTGTCTCCTCATATGTTAATAAATATTGGCTAGACATCGTTTAGTCCCCTTTCGCTTTAGGTGTTTTAACCACCTTATCTTTATATTCGTAGTTGCCAGTCGCAACGAGTCGAGCGGCTTCACCAGTAGTCGCTTGGCAGATAGCGCCAGTTTCTTTTTTCACGATTAATATTTTCATTAGAATGCCGTCCTGTATTCGCATTTATAAATAAGCCTGATAAGGCCATGAGCGACATCGCCAACCGCCTTCTCAATTTCAGTTGCAATGAGATAGCTTGTTTTTGCTAAACCGCCGAATGTCCTGTCAACGGCCATGACTGTCTCAATATCTTCAGCGAGATCATCGAGGTAGTCGTCAAAATCGTCGTCAAGGTCTGTTTTAGCGTAGGCCTCGACTGCTATTCTCACTTCACGTCTGAGAACTTCCCAATTTTTCGTTTCGCTTTCTTCCTCAAGCGTATACACACCAATAGCCGGAAGCGTATCAAGGGGATAAACCCTTGTGGGATAAACCCTTAATCCGGCATCCGTATTACTCTTTAGCGCCGTTACGACTGCTGCCCTTATTTGCTTCCTTACGTGAGCCATGGGTATAAATGTTTAAGGATTAATGTCACCTGGCCGGTTCCGTCAGGTTTTGCGATTTTAATTTTATATTGTGTATCGTTGACATTGAATTCTTGATCATGAAGGTCTTCAGGTTTTTTGTAAAAAGAACCGTCGAGCAAATCAGCAAGAGCGCAAGTGAAGACCGGAACGGTTGTGTTGACTCCGGCTTCGCCAATATCTGCCAACTCGTATTCATCATCAAAGATGCCGTCTATGTCGTTGCCAAGAAACTTGCCAGTAGAACCAAAAAGATCGGTATCAAAATAGACACTATGATCTTCGTCCAGAGCCATTAGTCGTCAGCTTGCATCAGTTCCCAGGCTTCGTCGCGCTGGGCTGCAGAGATGTCTTTATCCAATATCTCAACAATGGAGGGAACCTTGGGTTTGCCGTCATTCGTGAAATGGGCAGGGTTTTCAGTGCCAAGATCAGCGATAGCGGTCATGATTTCTTCAATTGTTACTTCGTCGTCATCAGGCTCATCGGGCTCATCGTCAACAAGTGGCATTATGTTTGACATAAGAGTTTTTGGGATATCTCCATCATGCCCTATCTCTTCACCACCTTTAAAGCTTACCGGCTTGACAATCTCATAGACATCACCATCAACGTGCCTCAAACAATGTTTTCGTCTGCGAGCTTGATCTTTACTCAGGAGCAAAAGCCCATCATGTAAAGAAAATGGTTTGATAATTGTGTACTTATTCATATTCGCTCCTGGAGGAAGGGGGCTTGCACCCCCTAGTCACATTAAGTCATCGTTACCAGACAGGCATTTTGCCAATAGCCGTAGCCAACATTGCGCCACGTGTCGATTCCGTACTCATGGGCATCGTTATCAAATTCAAAATCTGATCCTTCCGCTTTTGCCTTCACACCGATATCGGTTTCCTGCTGACGGATAAACGATTTAACATTGGAGTCAGTTCTGAAAACGACAAATTCATCATTCCAACTTCCCACGGTGTCGAGCCTGACATTGGGAATAGCTGTTATGTTGAACATCTTCTTCAGGGCAGTAAGCGCAGACTGTGTTTCTGCAACCTGTGCAGGAGTATCAACGGCCTGTGCTGCCGTATGATAAAGAGACAGCGGAGTCATAACGATAAACTCACTCGCGTCCTCGTTCATTGGTTCGCCTTGGTCATCAACAAGACCGGCAATCTGCTGAATACCTTTAGCAATTGCAAACTGCATTTCAGCAACAGCCGGTGCTGTAACTGTTCCTGCTGTCTCAACAGGAAGTGCGGAGATATCAACGGAGATATCATTTGACTGTGATCCGCTATCGCCTTCTTCATGATCGGTATCAAAGAAAAATTGGCCGTCATAACATGCTGTTGCTGGACCATTTACAATCAAGGTTGACAGAAGGCTTGCCCAATGGGTCTGTGATCGTCTAGTCAGTTCAGCAATCCTGATATCAAGTTGACCGCTCTTGTCTCTGCGAAGCTGAGAAAGGGTTGCCAGAAGAGTTGCTTCATAATGCTTGTTGCGGATCGTGAAGTTGTTCTCACGAAGACCCTTTGCGTTCCTACCACCAAGCCATTCACGCATTGCTGGAGTCTGCCCCAACCAAGCATAAGTCTCTTCAGCCTGGTCCGAGTCAAAAAAGTTTGATATAGCGCCTACCCACCCAGAGCCAGGGTCAACAGAGAGCGCCTTGTAAAGTTTGCCGATTACGGCGCGGCTAGTTAATAGATCCATTCTTATTCCTCCTTATTAGGCTATTGCCCAAGTTCCTTTCATCTGCTTAACGATATAACCATCATCACCACCAGACTGAATGTGAAGATAATCGCCTCTCTGTGCGGTTACTTTGGTGTTTGTTGCGGCTCCACCGTTTGCGCCTGTATCGTTTGGCCCGGCAAGCGAATCATTTGCGCCTGGGTCAACGGTCACAAGGACAGTGCCAAAAGCTCCAAGATTAACAACTCTGACATCAAGGGCAGTTGCAGCCGCATAGGTCAGAAGCGTAATTGTTTTGGCATCGGTATCAACAAACAGAGCCTTTCCGTTGTCTTGAACATCCAAAGTCAGGTTATCAGAAACAAGTTCACAAGTATAACCCTCGTAAGGATCAACAAGGACATTGGCGTTAAATTCAACGATTACATAACCGGAAGAAACAAAACGCTTAACAAACCCGACAAACTGCGCCCCAACAGGAGAAAATACAAAAGCATTATCATCTGTCGCGTAAACTGGTTGCCCAACGTCTGTAATAACTGCACCAGACACAGCGAGCTTAACCTGGCCACTTTTGATGACTTCAACATTAATAGCAGCAGCAGCACCAGTTGAGTTGTCCGCTTTGTCTCGCGCAAAACCGGCGAAAGGATCAACACTTGTTAAAGGTCTGGCGTGTCCAGTACCGATCACAACACCAACGGCAGCCCCTTCATAAATAATATCTGCTGCGATTACTGGAATATGGTTAAGTTCACCAATTTCATAATCACGGGGGGTATTTACGGCTAAAGTAGTCATTATTTCTTACCTCCTGTCATGCGAAGCTTGCCTGACGCCTCTACTTTTTTATAGGCAAGATATTCGTCAACATCTCCGAACTCGGCCTTCAGTTCTGCCGACTTCTCAAATTCGGCCTTCCATTTTTCCTCACCAGTGAGGTTGGTAGCACTGCCACCAGTATCACCATCAGTAGATGAATGCTGGGCAGGGGCAGGGGCGTCATCAGCATTGTCCTGCAAAGTAGTTTCCCTTGCTGTCTTTTCAGCCTTCAAGATCGCCAACGCTGCTTCACCGCCAGTTGTTTTTCCATCGAACATCAGAGTCTCAATAAGATCCTCATGCCCCCCGAGAGAACATTTTTCCACAGCAAGAATACGCCCTCTCTCTGCTTCAGCGCCTTCAGCCTTCCCTAGCTCAAGTCCTTCCTGCTTGGCAGCATCACGAATTTGGCCAAGAAGTTCTGGAGCCTCTTTACTCAATGCTTCCAGAGTAAATTCCATTGTTCTGTCTCCTTTAATTTCGGCCTCATCTTGGGCCATTTCTTCAATCTGCGCCAGCATAGCTACTGACGTATTGTTATCCGCACCAAGCGGAACAAATGATGTTTCATATACTTCTGATTCAATCCATATTTCCGCTGGACCTTCGACTACACCGCCATTGACCGCCATGGATGTTCCTGATTTAATCTCAAGAACAGTCTTGGGCTTAACACCGATAGACGCTTGCCAGGGGAATCCCTCTTCAGCCAAGGCCTGAACCTCTTTGGCTGTCTCGGTACTCTTTGAAAATTTGCCACTCACCTTGAAGCTTCCGTCTGTCCAACTCTTCAGTGAGTGACCGACGATATCCCCGGTATTATGGTCCCGGAGGATTGGCATTTTCTGACTTGCAGAGATGCCAGTAACGTCGACGGCAAGTTTCCCCCACCAACGATCAACAACCTGGCCGGTATAAGCCTCAATCTCAAAATCTGAAGATTCGGCAAGAGCCCCTGCATCAAAATTGACGGGGGCTTCCATGGTCAGCCGAGTACACTTTGCGTCAGATGGTTTTATTTTTTTGTGCATTATGGTTCGTCTCCTCCTGCTGCATTTTTTGGCATGTTTTCTTCATGTCCTTCGTCGAAGATGTATTCAATTCCATCCTTTTTCCGAGCACCAACCTCTTTCACCCGTTGCCTATGGTTCCGCTCCCAATTACCACCGCGCTCTTGGGTGTTCTGAGCACCAGTCTTCCACCCTCGGTCCTCTGCGTAGCCGTCAGCCTTATTCTGCTTCACAGGGTCAAGATGACCGCGAGGAGGACCAACCCAATCGGCACCGAGATATGCCGCTCGTATAAGTGGATCTGTCAGGAAACCAGGGGCCGACACGCGACCACTAGCCACTGCTTCAGTCAACCAAAGCTCGTAGATAGGCTGGCATAAATTATCTATCAACCATTGCCTCCTGTTCATGAAAAAGCGCCATGCCTCAAGGAGTGCTGCCTGTGCTGCGGAATATGATGCTGTGAAATGTTTAATTAGGAGTTCAAATGGAAGTTCGAGAGCGACGCCAATTTCTCTTGCAAAGGCCAAGACGAAAGGATCAAAGGTGTTTGATGGCGCTGTTGGGTCTGCAAATTCAACGTCCTCATCTATCCCGATGTCAAGTATTGAACCAGGCCCGAGCTTAAAATCTTTATCGGTTCGCGTTCCGCCTGTCTCTTGGTACATATCACCAAGATCAAGTCCTTCTCCTGTCTCTGTCTTGATAAATGCTGTGAAAAATGAGCTAATCACTGCCTTGTCAAGATATGCCTCTTTGAACCTACCAAGCTGCTTTAATGGTTCCATGACAGGGGCAAGATCAGGAACACCTCTCGTTTGGCCAATTCTTATCTTATTGTAGAGGTGGAGAACATTGCGCCTTCCTGTTTTCTTTCCGAAAAAATCAACCTTGTCCCATTCGTTATTTTTTGAGTACAGGTTGCCAGGGTGCCCCTTGAGGATATGGAGTTTTTTTACAGCACCGTCGCTATCTCGCTCTATTCCTCCGGCGAGGGTGTCAGTGTCCGGGGCATTGTCTTTGTTGGTTATGCGATCAGCCTCGACAAGCTGAACCTTCAGGGCATATGTATTGCCTTGGCGTTTTTTTGATGGAGTCAGAACGAAACAGTCACCATTTTCAAGGGTAGACTGGAGAGAGAGCGCCTGTAGTTCTCTAAAATTAGACTGTCTCTCGATATCGCAATCTTTTGATTCGGAAAAAAGCAACCACTCAGCTTCTGTTGCCGACTCCCAAGCATCTGCTGCCTCATCTGATATAGTGAGGATATCGCGGTTAATACGAGCCTGAAGGGTAAGGCCAGAGCCTACAATTGAAGTAACTTTTGTTTTTATTGCTCCGCAGGCCAGTGGGTTGTTACGAATTAAGTCTCTGGAGCGTTTTCTGAGTTCCGGAAGGTCGGGGAGTATGTCTGAGTCTGCATCACCTGAACTTGCCATCCATTGTGATAATGAGCGCCGTCTTTTTGATGCACCTGTGTAGCTCTCGGCCATGGCAAGAGCAACCTTGGCTTGATATCTTTTGGCTCCGTATCCCGGGAAGACAGAAGAAACCACACGGTCAAGTCTTGTTGGTTTTGGAATCTTGCTTTTGCTTTTAACTTCTTGCATTAGGCTGGTGTTCCTCCACGAACTCGAATGCCACCACCACGGGCCTCTCGCGTTGCCATCCTGCGGAGCCAGGTTTCTCTTTTGTAAAGAGTTTCAAGATCACCCATGGAAGCGGAACGATCTTTTATGCTGAAAGATTGCGCTTTTTCAGCTTTGGCTATCGCTGTTTGAACTTCTTCGAGTTGTTCCGCGTATGTTTTTACTGCCATATTGTTGACACCATAAAAAAAGGCCACAAACACAGCTATCTTGCTGTACTTGCGGCCTTAAAGTCACTTCCTAGAAGTCTTTTTTGGTCCCGATATAGGAAAACCCTATCACTATTACAGGTGAAATGCAAGAAAAAACGTCATTTGTTTGACTTTTTGATTTGATGCCCCCACGGTTGCTGCCGGCGCGGGGTTTTCTTTTGTCTGGTTCATGCTGGCACCCCCTCCATTGATATTGAGTCAATGGTTTTAACCGGTTGCCCTGTTGCAAAACTTACCAAATTTTCTTCGGGGTAATATACCCTTCCCATAATCCGAATAAATGCAGGCCCTCTTCCACGACACCGCCATACCTCCATTGTCCCTGCAGTTGCACTTACTCCAATTTTCCGCAAATACTTTGATGCTTCTCTTGTGTTGTAATTTCTTGACATAAAAAAACCTCGCTAAGAAAAAATTAATCTTAACGAGGAGTAAACTACAAAATTAAAGTTTATTTAATTGCTGCAGGGGGGAGGTAATGAAGAAAGTTGAGGTTCATATTCCCCCTTAGGAAAAAAGCTTGGGATGTTGATCTTCCGGGAGTTATTCAATTTTCTATTTTCAAGTGGTTATAAACATTATATACCGCCACTTCTTACCCTTCTTTTTTTCTTCACGCCACCGCCAATTCGCTCCCTTGAACTGCAAAACGTATCAGCAATGACCCCTTGGGATACATTCATCTCCACAGTGATGTTTCCTGTCCAGCTATCAGCTTTAATCGTAGCCATTCTGACAGCGATACCGGATAAACATTCAAGTTGCCCAACGTCAAAATTTGCCAGTAGGCTTTTCAGATCATCGAATTCCACCGCTACGGACCCTCCTTTTCCTTGGTGGTTGTTGTACTTGAAGACCATGATGCCGTTGTTCGGCCTCCCTGATTAATCTCAGCTTTATTACTTCCATTTTGGGATTTGTTATCTGCAGTGCCGCCATTGCGCCAACTCTGCAGTCAATAGCCTCGTTTCTATCCCTAATCTTTACCCATTCATGCTTCTTGACACCCTTGACAAACTTTACCCTTTTTTCTTCGGCGGTCAGCATATCGAAATACTTCTGGTTGTAGTGACCTGGGAAATGACAATAACCAGGACCAGGAGCTTCCACTTTTTCAAGCCTGGTGAATAGAATTGTCTTGGCCTCATCGGTGTTGATTGGATACTGCATAGCCTTAACCTTCTCACCCTGCCATGAAGCCTTGCCGGTAAGCGGCCCTGTGTGCTGAGACTTGCCCTTTGTGGCAAATATTCGTCTTTTTCTCCTCGGACCTGTGAACCTATGGACCCTTGACGGCAAATAACCAGCATCAACACAGCACCCAGAACAAACGAGCTGCACACCATCATCCCTGGTAAACACTTTCTTTAATTCTTCGTCGAGATGGTCCCATACTTCCTGCTGCTCTGGATCGCCAGGAATGATAATGTAATCTATAGACCATGATTCCTCACCAATACCCCACCCAACAAACTCAACTTCAAGCCTTGCGTCTTTACCGCCCTGGACATCGACACCGGCAGTGATATATAAAACTTCTACAGGAAGAGCGTCTTTAGAATATTCCTCAAGCTTGTCCTCAAAGTCTTGATCAATGCGTTCCCCTATATCCTCCCACGTTTCACCAAATCGCGTGTTGACAAAGGTTTTCATCTTAACAAGTTTGCCCTGCTTTTTCTCACGAACAGCGGAAAGGAATTCAGAAACAAGCTCTTTCCAGATCATAAAATATGAATATGCCGACCAGATTTTCACCCCTATATGTTCAGGGTCTACGATTAGGTTATCTTCGGCATTGAAAAACTGATCAAGCTCCTCAACGTAATATTCACCGTTTTCAGTCTGCCAACGACCGCGTGCGTCCATTTCAGGATATTTAGCATAGACAATAACAACTCCACACCCCTTGCATGTATAACTGGCGGTTGACGGATCTTTTGAATCAAAGGCAAACCTTGACCACTCAAGGCGCTGCATTGTTTTACAGTCCAAACAAGGAAGGTAGCGGTGAAACACCATCTCCGCCTCGGCAATACTGGCCTCAATGAGAGATGTTCCTTTTATCTTGGGGGTAGTGCCACGAATTGACTTAGGGAAGGAGCTTGTTGAGATACGGACATCACCGAGGGCGGTTGGGCTACCCTCTCCAGCAATGTCATGGTCAAACCCGTCAAGTTCGTCATAATAGACGATATCCTTCGTCATTCTCCGGTAGTTTCTTCCGGATTTGCCGCCCTTTATGTCAAGGATTGAACCATGGAATACTTTCTTTTCCATGGTGTTGTATTCGCTTTTAGTGTCAGGGTTGCACTTGAGCATGTTTCTTACCGCTTCAACATCGCGGAGCATGGGGTTAATTTCGTCTTTTACGAAGTCCTGGGCATCGGAGTCGGTAGGCTGATAAACAAGCTGATTCCGCTTTTTATGCTCGGCATAATATCCTATCGCCGCCATAATCATCTTCGTGTAACCCACCCGCGCTGATTTTTGCCAATCAATGGTCCGGATATTGTCGTTACCCATCCAGTTAAGGATTGCAATTTGATAAGGCAAAGACTCCCACCTCCCCTCGATAGAGCTTGACTCTGCTGATAAATAAAAATGCTTATCGGCCCACTCTGAGAGCAAAAGCGGTTCGGGAATAGGTAAAGACGCGATACCTTTTTGGTATGCGGTTGATAGGCCCAACTATTCGGCGCTCTTGATAACTGCCAATGCTGCCGCGTTACGACATTTAGCTATTTCCTTCCGGATTAGTTCAATGTCTTTCCCGGTCAAGGTTGGATTCCGTTTTTTTAAGGTAAGGGGGAGTGCTTCAAGGTGGGAGGTAATTATTTTACAGGCAGAGTCAAGGGCTTCGCTGAGATCATCAAACGAGGCGTAATTGCCTTCCTCAATATCGTTCTGCAGCTTGATCCGGCGCGTCTGCTCAACTGCCAACTTTGCTTTTTCCTGCTGAAGATCAAGTTCTTCTGTACCGAGCATTGCCCCAACAAACTCGGCCATTCGATACCATTTATGCTTCACGGTCTTCCGGCAAGGCTGGACACCGCCTTCTTCAATAATCGTCGCAATGGTCCTCTTGTCACGGCGCAACTCAACAGCAAGCCCGTTGACGGACCACTCTTGCCTCGTTAATGCCATACTACTACCCCTTGGTGGCTGTTCTCATTGCTCTTGCCATCGCTTTCCTGAATTCCATCGGGAAGCGCCTTTGAGCGGTCTTCTTACATACTGAATAAAGTGGGAAAGTTTTTTTGTATCGGCCCTGCTTATTAAAAGTCGCAATTAGCTGAATTCCTTTACCGACACGCCGATATGACTGCGTTTTCCCTGATTTTGTTTTTATGTGGAATGCTTTTTTCTGTTTGGTGGCCCTTCTTGGAAGGTTGCCGTATTGGTTGAGCGGATAAGTTTTCCCTGGAGCGGGATGTTTTTTAGGGAAAGACTGGACGCCGCCTTCGACGACATATTTCAGATAATCATTTTGGATTTTGCCAGCAATGAGGGTAGCGAAAAGTCGGCGCTTGCTGGCATAGCGCCCTTTGAATCCTCCCGATGGCGTCATGAACGCCCTCATGGTGAAAGGGGTTGGACGATCTACATAATGACGCATTGTGGATGTTGCCCGGATAGCGACGGCCTTCATGGTGTTATTCACAGCAAGAGACGTCGCATAGGGAACCTGTTTTCGATCTGCTTTCAGGCTCTTTAGAAAAGTAGCCGTATTAATGGTCGTTGCCATTTTCATAACAACCAAACGATACACCCCTTTCACCCAAAACGTCAAGCCCAAACGTCAACATCTCGACATAAAAGGTAGTGGCCTTAGGAAAATTTTCACAGTAGCGACAGACTGCGCCGCGAATTCACCCTCGTTAAACTTCGCCGGAAGGACCCTTTCTCTCTCATATCTATTTAATATCACAACATAAATATAAATAAGAATAAAACAAAGGCTAGGCGCAACCGTCATGTTGCACCAACACCACAACGTCAACACAATGACGCCTAACAAAACAGGTGTGTTGCTTTTGCCACACTCTCCCCCGTCGCTTTAATCACTATACTTATCTCGCTGCACCCAAGACCCCTGGTTATGTCTTCGCCCGAGTTGTTGTAAATTCTGGTGTTCATCCCATTACCATCGGAAACGATCTCCACCCCTCACACCTCCAATATCTCGATCTCAACCCTCGGGTTCTCCCTATCAAGAGCCCAACCATAACCCTCTTCACGCTTCTCGATCACCGGCACCACATGAGCCATAGAGTCATCTTCAAGTATTTCCATCTTCTGCAGAACATCTTGAACACCCTCAATCATGTTACTGAGGTCAAACTTTCTCCTGGTGGATCTGAAAAAGAAAAGGTGCAGCCTCACAGGATATTTTGTCACTGGCAAAACACGGAGCGTCTGAAGGTGCTGTCTTGCCGCTTTATCCCACTTGTCGTAAGCTGCTGAAGGTCGTATTGACGGAAACTTGCCAAGCCTTACGATGCGCTGGCTGTTCTTCTTGGCTATGGTGTCTCCTGGGATGGTTATCTTCACTTCTTCACCTTCTTCTTATGCCACTTTGATTTCCAGACAGTGATGCCCGTTAAAGCTTTTGTTTCCATACAACAAATCACTCAAGCCGACGCAAACTCGCGCTTTTCATCAAAGTAAATCGGTGGTGCGCGGCTTAGTTCGGCGTTAGGCAGATAAAATCTTCGTATCGTTCAGCTTCGCAAAACATCCTTTGCATCGTGTAAAGTCTTTAGGTCTATTGTCGCTCCACAAGTAGTTTGTATTTTCTTTCATAAAAGCGTAGGCATCATTGCGAGTCCAAGCAGCAATAATAAAAGTTGTATCGTAAGGTTTTATTTTCCAAATTGGCATCAATACACACCCGTGACTGTCTCTCATATCAACCTCAAAAAGCATAACCAGTAAATAAAACTGACCAGAAGATGCCCTTTTCATTTTCTGCCAGTCTGGTGGCTGGCAGGTTATTAAAAACGTTATGTGGCTAAATTATTCATGCAATTTATCGGCACACTTTTGACAAAGCATTTTGTTACCAGAGCCTTCAGCACATGCCAAAGCCATCATTTCACCGTCAACAAATTTATGGTTACACCACCAACAAGAAGTCATTTTTCTTTTCATCTTCTTTCTGGCATCTCTAAATCCTTGGTTCATTTTCATGCAATCTTTCTTGCACCACAAAAAATTAACTGTCTTTACCCTGGCTGGTATTGTTTTTATCAGCTTCATAATTCATCCCCCCAATCACAAAAAAACACAGCGTTCAACTCGGACAAACTGCACGCCGGTTAACATCCTCAGCGTTAATAGCATGTATTTTCCCCTGATTAGGTAATACTGCTAGTCAGGGTCATAGAGGCGGAAGTTACCCTTTCCTTTTTGGGATCATCAGCCGGGCTATAAGGATAAATCATCCCTGTTCTTGCGATGTATGCTTGAATATATGC